CAGCCAGGGAAATACTAGGACTAGATGTCGCAGGTTTTATTATTGATGCTGTTCAAACTGGCGTTCACTTTACTAGGTTTAATCGTAGTGTATATAATGTACCAACAGATTTAATTAATGAGTGGTATAAAGACGCAATGCATACACTAGATGTATCAACTAATTATTTTAACAAGCAGTATTATCCTGCGGATTTTACTGCGTGTAACAACTATGGTGGTTGTAGATTTAAAGAAGTGTGTTCGGCATCACCGTCCCGGCGTAACCTATTCCTGGACAATGACTTTGATAAAGAACCACACCCAGACTTACAGGAGGAATATGCAAAAGCAATATAAAGAAAAACCATACACTGCACCACGCAGTTGGTATAACAACACAAGTTCGTTATTAAATATAATAGCCGTGCTTGTAGTTTTAAATATATTTTTTGGGTTAGTGTTATGACGCTTACCAATATATTATTGATACTAATACTACTTGCTTTAATAGGCGTAGGTTTTATGATATATGCATTAGGCAAAGTTTTATTGGAGGAAAGAAAATGATTGACACGAAATTAATTCTGTGTTACAATAACATTTCATTTACAGGAGACAAAAATGGCAAACATAAGTAAACATAAATCAGCAGAGTATACAAAGTTAATGCTCGTTGGAGATAGTGGGGCAGGTAAAACATCAGCACTTGCCTCGCTTGCCAATGCAGGTTATAACTTACGCATACTAGATTTTGATGATGGACTATCCATCTTACCAGAGTTTTTAAATAAAGACGCAGTTAGTAATGTATCATTCATCACATTAAAAGATGGGTTAGGACAAGCGAATGCTTTTCGTAAAGGTGTTCAGATGATTACTAATTGGAAAGATGGAGACGAAGATTTTGGTACAGTTAAAAACTGGACTAACAAAGATGTTCTTGTTATAGATAGTTTAACATTAATGGGGGAGGCAGCGTTACGTGGTGCCCTGGTTTTTAATAATAAGAAACCAACTGACCAACCAAGTCAGCCCGAATGGGGAACTGCGGCACGTGATGTGCAACATATTATTCAGTATATAACAGGTTCAGAAGTACCGTGCAATGTAGTAGTAACTACACATATGCAATACATGGAGGGCGATATGGGTGTGTCTAAAGCATATCCTACTAGCGTTGGTTCAAAGTTGTCTACTAAAATTGGTAGATACTTTAACTGTGTATGTCGTATTGATACTCGGTCTTCAAGCAAAGGTACTGAGCGTACCTTAAGAACAGTATCGGACCACAAGATGGATCTAAAGATTACAGCTCCATCCCTGGTTGAAGCTAATGCTCAATTAGATTTAGCTAAATTATTTGAAGCTGTTCAGAAGAATGCTCAAAGTAAATTAACAAATAAAGGAGGCAAATAATGTCAGATGTTAATGACTTTTTATCGATGACCCCTAGTGAAGTACCAGAGTCGGTAACTTTACCAGAGGGTAGTTATGATTTCACTATCACTTCTTATCGTTCAGATAGAGTGGGAGAAAATCAGACACCATTAGTTCGCATTAACTGTAAAGCAGTTAGTGTGATTCAATCTGATTTAGCAGAGTCAGATTTACAGAATGCCGAGCCAACTCGTATTGAGTTCTGGGCTACACCTAAAGCAATGCAACAAAATAATCCTGCGTTGTCTTTAAAAGCATTCCTTACCAAAGGATTAGAAATGGAAGCGGACTCGTCATTTGGTGAGTTGTTAGAGCAAGCCATTGGTCAATCCTTTAGTGGAATTGTCAAGCATGAAATGGTTGGCAGAAATAAGGATATACTTCAAGCGTCTATCAAACGTATAATTAAGAAGTAATTCTTATGGGCGAGTATGCAGTCTATAAACGAATACCTTCACGCAAACCATCTTCAGTCGATGGTTGCAAGATAGCATTTGTTTTTGAGTATCCTACTAACAGTGAAGCTATCGCAAATAAAATCCTGCAAGGGGGCACGGGAAAAGTATTTGCTGAACTATGCGACATTGCTAGTATCGACCTCGAAGATTGTTTACTCGCCCACACAATACCTTTAAAACCACATCAAAATACAGCACAATATTTTTTTCATAAGCGTAGCGAATACAAACGCTTGTGCAAAACAACCGAGTGGCGTTCCCCCTGGGGACCTACTAAAGAAGGTTACCTTAAACAAGAATACGAGCAAGACATTAAACGATTACACAAAGAAATAGAAGAAGCCAATCCTAATATCATTATCGCTATGGGTTCATTATCTTTGTGGGCAGTAACAGGACTAGACAAAGTAGGTACATATAGGGGAGCGACATTGACTACAAGTCTCCTAGCTAAACCTTATAAAGTATTAGCTACTTATAGTCCTGTATCTGTCGTTAAGAATTTTAAATGGAGACCTCATGTTGCTTCTGATTTAATAAAAGCTAAACATGAATCTTCAACAAATAAAATAGAACATACTGAAAGAGAGATATGGATTGAACCTACGCTCTCTGATTTAGATAAGTTCTATGATGAATACATCAGTAAAGCAAACCATAACAACCCTCTCGCATTTGATATTGAAACAGCAGAAGGCTCTATCGTATGTATAGGCTTTGCACCTAATCCTCGAACTGCAATAGTAGTTCCTTTTCGTGATGAGAATACTGATACCCAAAACTATTGGAATGCTACTGAAGAAATAGCAGCTTGGCAATGGGTACGCAAGATCCTGGAAGACGAAGAGATTGTAAAGGTCGCACAAAATCAATTATATGATGTGTCTTGGCTTGCCCATAAACACAAGATTCACGTTAATGGTATGATACATGATACCATGCATGCCCAACATTCATTGCAACCAGAACAAGAAAAAGGTTTAGGTTTCTTAGGCTCAATTTACACAAATGAGAGTGCTTGGAAAACACTAGCCAAGTTTTCAAAGAGTACCAAAGCAGATGAATAGGAAACATGAAACGTTCAGAGTTATTCTCGGTAAAGCCAATGCCAGAGGAGTCAAAAGATATAGAGAACTACTACAATTTATGGCGAGCAGTTCTTGACCAAGCCGTCCAAGATTATTCTTACAAAGGAAAATCAGAGGAAGGTTTAAAGTATAAAAAGGAAGTGGAGAAATGGTTAAAGTACAAGTATGAATCTTTTAAAAACATATGTGAACTTGCAGCCGTAGACCACGCAAGAGCAAGAAAAGAATTTGATAAATATAAGGAGGGAGAGTATGACAGAAATAGGGAGAAGTTCCGAACTACTAAAAAAAGCAAGTGAACTTGTAAGAGGTGACAGACATATAGAGTATGGTGATAAGACATTAAACCATATTAACATCGCAGGACTGTGGTCATCTTATTTAAATGTAGTAATCAATCCACATGACGTTGCAGTAATGATGTGCTTATTAAAGATAGCACGATTGAAGCAAGGTTCCAGGACTGAAGATACATACGTAGATGCCGCAGCCTACATGGCAATAGCAAGAGAGATACAGGAGAGAGTAAATGGCGAGGATAATAAAGAACACACAGATTAAGGATTTAAAACTTAATAAAGAACAAACGTTATGGGTTTATTGTGGGTTAGATTGTAACTTAACAACAGAAATCTGGAGTAAACTCGAACCTCAATTAGATAATAATACAAAACAAACATACGAATTTGAACGTAACTGTTTAGGGCCAGCCATATCTATGGTGTTGCGTGGGCTACGTGTAGATGAGAGGGCAGTTACCATGATACGTGCCCCCTTACAAAAGAAAAGATTAAAGCTAGAAAGAATGCTTAATCTATTTGCTAATGCAGTATGGGATAAGGACTTGAATCATAATAGTCCTGTTCAATTAAAAGCTATGCTGTATGAATATCTTAATCTTCCAGTACAAATTAAATATGAAAAAGGAAAACAAAAAGTTTCAACAGATCGTGAAGCTTTAGAACATATGATCGAGGAGTATCCTCGTGCTCGTCCGTTTTGTAAAACTATTATTGCATTACGTGATATAGATAAACATCTATCAGTTTTAAAATCTAAAAGAGATTCCGATGGGCGTATACGTTGTTCTTATAATGTGGCAGGCACAGAGACAGGACGTTGGTCTTCATCAGAAAGTCCTTGGGGTACAGGAACAAATTTACAAAATATTACAAAAGATTTGCGGGCTATGTTCATACCAGACAGAGGACGCACTATGTTCTATGCTGATTTACAAGCCGCAGAATCTAGGGCAACAGCCTATCTATCAGGAGACGATGGCTATATCAATGCCGTTGAATCATCAGACCTGCATACTGAGGTAGCTAAAATGGTTTGGCCTAACATGGGTTGGACAGAAGACCAGGAACAGAACAGAACGCTCGCGGAGCAACCTTACTTTGGAAACTTTTCTTATCGTGATGTATGTAAACGAGCAGGTCATGGCACTAACTATGGTGCGTCTGCTAATACAGTTGCACGTCATACTAAAATTAAAGTAGCACACGCTACAAGATTTCAGCTATTATATTTTGGTGGTGTAGTTCCTCTTGCTTCTCTTGAACGTTGGCACAAACAGGATAAACGTGGGGGCTTTGATGAGTTATTAGAAATGGGAGAAATAATTGGAGACATACAAAAATTAGTTAGGGTGAAGGGGGCATTCCCTGGTATACGAACTTGGCATGATGAAGTTATAAAAGAATTACAAACAACAGGCAATCTTATCACACCCTTCGGTAGACGTAGGCAATTCTGGGGTAGGTTAGATGATGAACACTATGCAAGAAAAGCTATAGCTTATCTACCTCAATCTACTATTGGTGATTTATTAAACTTAGGATTATATAGAGTATGGAAAGAATTATTTGAAGAAGGAGTAGAGATATTAGGACAAGTGCATGACGCAGTCTTAGGTCAATGTCCTAATGATAAAGTTGATGAGTTAATACCACAAGTAATTAAGTGTTTAGAAAATCCTATTGAAGTAAAAGGAAAACAGATGGTGATACCTTCTGACGCAGAGGTAGGAGATTCCTGGAAAAATTTAAAGAAGTGGAGGGGCAATGCGTAAGAACACAGACTTTATTAATTCTTGTTTAGAGATAACTAAAGGCACGCCAATCCCAGATAAGTTTTCTAGGTGGAGTGCAATCTCAGCTGTGGCTGGTGCGTTGGGTCGTAAGTGTTGGTTCTCTATGGTTAACTATGACATTCGTCCTAATATATTTGTAGTGTTAATTGCACCACCGGGAAGAAACAAATCTGTTTCCTTAATCTTGCCATTTTCAAAAGTGTTTTCTAAATTAACTACACCTGTTGGAACTAATGAAGACCATGAAGAATTTAATAGTGGTCTAATTAAATATGGCTTAAAAAATTATCCGTTACATTTTATTCAAGATAGAATTACTCCAGAAAAATTAGCAGTTGAAATGCAAAAGGTATCTAGATTAGATTTACGTGTTGGTTCAATCAACGAAATGTTTTATGATTCTTCTTTGACTTTAGTTACATCTGAGTTTGGTACGTTTATGAATCGAACTTCACAATACTTACAAATGTTTTTAACTGACATGTGGGATAGTAAAGAATCATACAGTCATCAAATTAAAACTGGTTCATCCCAATTTATTAAAGGCCCGTGTTTAAACTGGATAGCTTGTGCTACACCTACACAATTTGTGGATAACTTACCAGAGGATGCGGCGTCACAAGGATTATTATCCAGGATGTTACC